TTCTTATTTTTATATAATCATAAACGATTGAATGCCGATAGAAAAAGTAGAGATGGGTGATTATTCAAACACAGTTATATATATATTATGTTCTAATGACCCAGAAATTGAAGAAAAATATATAGGTCATTCAAAAGATTTTCATAGACGGAAATTAAGCCATAAGAGCGATTGTAATAATGTAAAGAGGAATGAATATAATACACCAGTATATGTATTTATTAGAGGGAATGGTGGGTTTGATAATTGGGATTTTGAAATATTAGAAAGGGCAAATTTAAAAGATATAGATGAAGCGGAAACTCTGGAGAGATATTGGATTGAAACACTTAAGCCGACGCTAAACAAAAAATTACCAGGACTAAAGCCAGAAGAAAGAAAAGAGTTTAATAGAAAACATAGTCTTATCAGGTATAACAAACTGAAACAAGACCCAGAATTTAGAAAGATAATTTATGAGCGTAATAAAAAACAGAAGGAAGACAATCCTGAAAAAGTGGCGGCAGTAGCGGAGAGTGTTAAAGAAAAAATAACGTGTGTTTGTGGTGCTATTCATAGTAGGAACGGTAAAAGCCAGCATCTTAAAACTGATAAACATAAGGAATTTGTAGAAAATAATCCTCAAGAAGTATAGGCAGATTTTAAAACATTTATATTTCTATTAGTATTCTTAATAATCCCTTATAAACTTCGGGCAGCGACCCCGAAGGGGTTGCTATGGATTTATCCCATAAATCCGCTGACCCTAAATTATATTATTAAAATATATCAATAATATAATGAATAAAATATACCAGAATATTTTTCAGTATGGATTGAATGCTAGTTATGTATTATATTTTTTAGCAATATTAGGTGCTGGTTCTATGGCACCTGAATATCTCTCTACATTAAGAGGGTTTCTTAAGATTTATATTGGTTTATTATTAGTAGGGTTATATAACCCATTAACGTATAAGGAAAGGAATTTTACTGAACAGGACAGAAATTTAGTGTTCTCTGCTGGCGTTTTTTTATTATTATCAACAACATTAGTATCAACGGTAGAAAGGTATGTGATGGAACAAAGTAATAATGCGATTATATTCGACAGGTTCGGTTTCTCACGAGTTTAGTTTGCTTTTTTTTAGTGTAATTATGTTGGTCTCCTCCAAGAAACTGTAGTATATCACGTGTAATTTTATCCGAAATCAACAAATCAATATTTTTTTCAACCTGCGTTTTACCGGTATGTCTTGGTATATCCGTAATATTTTTGTTCATATATTGAATAAATTCGTTTTCGGTTTTATTATAATTTGAAAACATGCGAGTATTGGCACGATAATATTTTTTATAAATTTCATCATAACCTAAATTATAGGTGTATGGGTGTATAAAAATATACATAACATTTTCGTGGTCCATATCGTCGTGGTATTTGTCATCTATAAAACAAATTTTAGTGTTGGGGGATAGATTAGTACAACGAAGTAAATCTTTGTGGGATTTACTCTGTGATGTTCTACACGTTTCAATAATTTCTCCATTAATTTTAAATGAGCGTATCACCCGATCAAATAATTTATATTCAAGTTTAGTATTTATATATGATATAATCATATCAACCCAATCATTTGGTCCGTTATTATTTGTATAAATCATAACATAATTACATTTTCCGGAAAGTTTCTTTTTTTTTAGTGTGTTCAAAATTTTAAACAAACCTGTCCTGAAAAATCCAGGAAATAAATCAAGAAAACTAAAAAAATATGCATCATCGAGACGTTTGTCATTTAGAAATGACTTTAAATGACTCCAGAACCGATATGGTTGCGTAAAATGACCAAGGGTTTCATCGAAATCAAACGCTACTGCATAATTCTGACTTTCCATACAAGTCTGTAATTATATTAATTCAATATTATAATTACAAGTAAATTTTTAATACTATTATATAATTATATAATTATATATAATACCGTTATATTATATTATGTTATTATCTTCACAAGATTATAAGGATATATTGAATCACTATCAGATTGAGTATGGTGATTCAAATAAAAAAACGTTGAAAAAGATGACCGAAAAAATAATAGCCGAGAAACTATGTAGATGTATTAAAGCAGTTCCAAATAAAGGAAGACCAGAATCAAGACCAATAGGCATTTGTAGATGGAGCGTTCTACAGAAGAAAAACCTCGGTATTCATAAATTTACCTGTAAAAAGAAAAAAGAGCTGAAACCGCGACACCCGACACACGGAAACAAAGAGAAATTATATAAAATTATAAATGGTAAGTTAGGATTAACCGCTAAAACAAAACTAAATAAGAAGACAAAAAAACTTACTTATTTAGATAATTAATATGCGGATTTATGGGATAAATTATTCATTTTTATATTATATAAATAAATAATAGTTATAATAAAGTTAAATATGCACCAAATGCCAATATTACAATTCCAATTAAATTATTTGGTTTTAATTTTTGTTTAAAAATTAAACTTGAAATAATTGTTAATAATGGTAAATAAATTGCAATCGCAATACCATCTAATAGTCCAAGATTAAAGTTATGTTTAATAGCATAACACCAAATATATAAACCAAATAATAAATTAATTGAAAATAATATGATATAAATATAATTAAATGAAAAATTGAAAATAATTTCTTTTGGATATAAAAATAAAAGTAATAAAAATGTTATCAAAAATGAATTTATCATTATTTTTTGATAATTATATACACCCGATAACTTTTTAACAAATAAAACATGTAATAAATAATGTAAACTTAATAAACACGGTATTAGTAAATTCATTTATATAATAATAATATTTAATATTTTAGTAATTAGATCTTTGTGTAATCTTGATATATAGCACTCATTATATATATTTCAATTAAAAACCTTTCTAAATTTTACTTATTTAGATAATTAATTGCTTTTAAAATAATCTTCTCCTGTGTAGATATTTTTTGAAATACGAGGTTCTCGTTCAAATAAATAGTTAAATGATTATTCGTAAAGGTTTTTAGACATAGTGCGACGCCCTTATCTAAAATTTTGATGTCACATAGCAGGGAGCCATTAGTTATTTTAATATCATGTATTTTTTTTAAATTAATCCATCTTATATTACTACCATAAACGAGATCCTTAATATCATCAACATACCTATAATCTTTCAATTTGGAATTGAACTGCTTTAGGTCGTCTTTTTTTAATCCTAATTTTTGTAAGATATCATTTTTGTGTTTAGAAATTTCTTGTATATTTGTATTGACAATACTTAAATTGTCCTCATTTTGTAGTGCTTCTTGTAGTAATGTAATATCCATTTTTATATGTATGTCTATATATATATAAAAAAATATATTTAATATTGTAAAGATTAATATGTTTAAACCCATAATTCAATACACAATAAGTCATCACTTATTAGTATTGTCCTCGTCATAAAATTTTAGTGTTCTCGCTGAAGAATCAGTTGCATCTACATATTTAGGCATCCAGAAATACGGAATTAGATCGTCAGTTCCGAGATAAAACTGGTTGTAAATACTGCGATAATAGGCTTGCTCATATGTAGTTGGTGTAGTAATAGAATACGGACGACGTGAATACTTGGACATGATACTGATTAACTCACCTTCCAGATTAATATTATCTGGCTCATTAAACATCTCGGCAATATTATCCCTGATAATTTCAAACCACGATTTGGTTAGACTACTTACACCATCACTAAACGCTTCTTTGGTTCTCCATAAAATTTCAGTAGGCAGTAGTTCGTATGCGAGAGTATGAATGGTATTCCTGAGTAAATATTTTTCACACTTGTCTTTTGTTGTGTTATAGCGGAGGTCTCTGTCGATGGTTAAATAGAATTCAACCCAAGATTTATCCAGAAATGGAGTTCGTGGTTCAAGACCGTGCGAAGCAATACAGCGGTCACTCCTCAACACATCATACATATGAATATCTTGAAGAAGACGCTTACACTCCCTATCAAATTCATAAGCATTCGGTGCTTTTTTGAAATACAAATATCCACCCATTAATTCGTCCGCACCATCACCATTAAAGATGACTTTGCAGTCAGTATTTTCCACAATATACTTACCGAGTAAATAATTACCCACGCTGGCTCTAATAGTAGTAGTATCATAAGATTCAATCGTCTTAATAACTTCTGGAATAGCATCAAAGAATTCCTTCTCGGACACAATTATTTCGTGGTGCTTGGTTCCCAGATGTTTTGCGACAACGGCAGCATATTTAAGGTCTTCAGACCCAGGCAATCCAATACTAAATGTTTCAAGTGGTAGTTCAGAATGATAATATTTATTAACAAGTGCGGCGATAAGGCTTGAATCTAACCCACCCGATAAGAGACAACCGACTGGTCGTTCAGTTGTACCCGAAACCCGTTTAATAACCGCATCCTGAATATGATCCAGAAGTTCCATTTGTAGCACAACAGATGCATCGGATGTATATTTAATATTGGAGCAAGGGAATGAAGTGTATTTCTTAAAATGGGATTCGTTCCATAGACAGTTATCCAGTTTGTCTAAAATCGTAAAATTACCTGGTTCAAAATGACGGATGGTGTTTTTAATGATTGGTAGGTCATATAGAACCTTTAATTCGCTCGCAAATCCTACTGCAAAGTCATCAATATAATAGTATAGTGGGCGGACGCCATATGGGTCTCTTGCTGCGATAAGTTTATTTTCGTTTTTATCATAGATGATAATAGCAAAGACGCCATCAAGAAGAGATAGAGTATATTCAATACCATACTTTAGATAAAGATGAAGAATAATTTCACAATCGGAATCAGTAGTCAATTCAATTGAATTTTCCTCTGCGAGTTGCTTAAAATTGTATATTTCACCGTTACACACCATTACGGTATTGTTAATTTCAAATGGTTGATTGGATTCATCGTTCAAACCATTAATAGCGAGGCGATGAAAGCCGATGTATAGATTATCGTATGTATTTAATGTAGTAAATTCAGGACCACGAGATTGACCTTTATAAAATGCTTTTTCAATAACATCATAGTCATTGCCGGGGTCGTCACCACTGTTTGCGGTGGCGAAAATTCCACACATGAGTTACAATTATATTACATATATGTATCTCTTTAATTGTTTTCAATTTTAAATTTAAAATTTAAATATAAAAATATAATTTTATTAAAAAACTATCTAACCATTACTTAATATCTGCCTATGCTTCTTGCGGATTATTTTCTACAAATTTTTTGTGCTTTACACTTGTGAGATGTCTTGGTTTGCCTTCCTTACAAAATTCAGCACCACACACACATATTATTTTTATTTTCTGTTTATTCGCCCGTGCTGCTGCCGCTGTTTCAGGATTATCTTTTCTCCAATTTTTAGTTATCTCTGTCCGTTTCTTTCTATATTCTGGGTCTTCCATCTTTTTTTTGTGCCTGATACGGTCATATTCTCGCTTATATTCGGCTCTTTCTTCGGGGGTTAGTATTGGTAATCTTTCATTTAGCGTCGGCTTAAGTGTTTCAATCCAATATCTCTCCAGAATTGCTACTTCTTTTTCATCTTCTAAATTTGCCGTTTCTAATATTTCAAATTCCCAATTATCATATCCGCCATTCTCTCTAATAAATACATATACTGGTGTATTATATACTGGACCTTTTTCATTATTACAATCGCTCTTATGATTTGCTTTTCTTTTTGGAAAATCTACTGACTTACCTACATATCCGTCTTTAATAAGTGGGTTATTAGAAGATAATTTATATATAACTGTATTAGAACAATCAACCTTCGCTCCTTTTTTTCTCGGCATTTAATAGTTTATGATTACTTATAAATTTATAATTCAATTTTAAATTTAAAATTTAAATATAAAAATAAAATTTTATTATATTCAATTATACTAAATGAATAACACGGTAAAACTACAAAATTTTGAAAAACAGGACAGCATAAATAGGAAATTATCGTTGCGAAACATTCCATCTAACGATATGGCTAAAAATTTTGACCCCCGTCCAGTATGCACCAAATATTGTACTCTACCAATGATAGACCATAGGAAAGAACACAATACACCCATTATGGCTGCTCCAGGCTATAATACCAACAATACATTTTATCCAGGCACAGATAAACCACATTATTACGGTTTTGCGACAAATGTAGATAATGAGAGCACATTAAGGAATCAGTTTATGGCGTTACAGGCTGCGGACCAAGCGAAATATATTCCTCCTTCGACGAGCGATTTATACCAGAATAAGGTAAATTTCCAGACAACCAACGAAAATTTAGACGGTTCGATGTTATTTAGAGAAGATCAATTCGATGATTTTAATCCCAATCCATCTATTAAAATTGGAAGTGGTATTTTTAATAATGCTACACGAGTTCAATTAAAGAATTTATAATAAATTTTTATATTATTATGGTATCAATTAATAATATAAATTCATATGACTTAATGCTTATTAACAAGAAAGGTTCTCCCAACAATACCCTATTAGGTAAAAACGAAGAATATACGAATATTGATGAGAGTGTCCAAAAATATAAAGACGAGATTAAAACAAAAATAGATAAATTACTGAATAGTTATTTAGAAATTAATGAGAAACCAAAAACATATAACAAAAAATATAAGCATCATTTCCATAATTTCTTGATGAGTGTAGTAGAAGCGACCGAACGCCAAGAAATGAAAAATTTAGTAAGTAACGATTTAAGTGGTGTAACTAATGATGTGGTTATAAACACAGATGATATGTCTTATAATATGTTATCAATTGATATGAATTTAATGGACGAGAATAAAAACGCAACCAAAAAAATAGGAAATTTGAATAGTTTTGTAAGTGTAACAAATCCAACTCAAAAAACTAAAATTCTTCCTCAAATTGTAATGAAACGATGATGGTTGTAAATAATAATATTTACATAATATAATATCCGATATATGCGTAGAGATATGCGTAGAGATAAGCAGACAAAGAAAAAAAAAAGTAAAAAATTTAAAACATTAAAATGTGCTCCAAAACAAGGTAAAAATGTGGCTGATAGTTTAAAAGGATTGAGTTGTTATGGAAACAGTGAAATCTTAAACATGAAACGAATTTGGAATGAAAAAAATAAAAAACAGATCACGACGAATACCCCAAAAGAGATATGGCAATTTTTAAAAGCGAATTTATCGGATACCTGTTATAATGAATTGTGCTGGTTGAATGATAAAACATTTAATTCAAAAATCAATAAAGACATACTAATAAAATCCTTATTTCGCCCATTTTCACCTGATTCTTGGAAAAAGAAGCCTTTTGAGTGGTTATCAAGCGTAGATATTATAAATGTAATGAACCAATATGAAAAAAAACATAAGAATTTTGTTTTTCTTGGACCATCGCCAATTGATTTTGATGATAAAAAACTGTTTGGAACTTGTGTATGGGAAAAAATATGTAAGTTTGATTTGAGTACATACATAAATACAAAGACAAAAATAGGTTTCATATTCAATATGGACCCTCATTATAAAGATGGCTCACATTGGATGGGGCTATTTGTGGATATTGAGAAAAAGTTTATATTTTATTTTGATAGTAATGGTGATAAAATCCCCAAACGCATCAAAATATTAGTTGATAGAATAATAGACCAGGGTAATAAATTAAACATCAACTTTAAATTTATGTCTAACAAGGGAAAAGAACACCAGCAGCTTGATGGTCAGTGCGGGGTATATAGTTTATATTTTATTATTGAACTCTTAACAGGTAACAAAAAACCTGAATATTTTCAAACACATACAATAACAGACGAAGAGATGAAAAAACACAGACTAATATATTATAATACAAAGTAATACAAAGTAATACAAAGTAATACAAAGTAATACTAACTAATACAAATATTAATTATTTAAAACTAAAATAATTAATATAATTATAATGGATTACATAACAGGTGAAAAAAACAAAGCCCTTCTATGGAATATGCTCTACGAGGGAAAAATTTTCAAAGGCATACCAAATAATAAACTGAATGATGTGAAATCATTATTTGAAAATGTTATATTGAATGTGTCTAAAAATTCCAGAAACGATAATGTATTAGAAATAAATAAAGAAATCTTAACCACTTTAAATTCACAAATAAACGGTCTGAAAAAAACATTTCTTGAAACCAAAAATATAAAAGATGAATTTAAAGAGGAAAAAGTAGTATCTTTTGATAAAAATTTAGAAACACATCGTAATTCGCTGGACGAATTAATCAAACCACATAAACCAGAAGAGATAGACTTCGCCGATAAAACGGATAAGCCAATTGATAATACGGAAATGAATAGAATAATAGAAGAAATGCAAAATGAGAGAAATATAACTTTGAATGTAGAAAAACCAAACCCTGATATGGAAAAAATCCCTGTCGGAGAAGTTCCAAAATTGAAAATAGAGCCTTTACAAACACAGTTTGAGACAGATATTGTAGATGCTGGTAATATTTCTCTACCTGAAATAACACAACTACCGCAAAATACTGATTTTGAATTAGATTTAGAGCCGATACATAAAATCTTAAAGAATATATTAGAAAATCAAGAAAAAATAATGAAAAAATTAAAGATATAAAAATGATATATTTTATTTTAATAATAGATAAAATAAAATAGATCAGCAAATATGGAACTTACTGGTTAAGAACCACTTTCTTTTTATTGTCCTCAGTCACCAAGTTACCAATATACAGAAGGTCACCCTTGCTATACGCATCATAGTCATACACCTTATCGGTCTCTTTATCAAGAGCATAATTTGTATTGCGGATTTTGTATAATTTAATTGATACGGTTTTTTTATTGAGTTTCATAACCTTATCAGTGTCCTGATTATTGATGTCTGGCTGATACATTAGGTTGTTCTCTCCAGCATTACCGATGGTAAAACAAGTAATCTTTTCTTTTGAGGAAGACCTGGAATGAATACTACAATCAATTGCCGATTTCTTTACATTATCCAATAGGGCTTTATTAAGGTCCTCTTTGATAGTGGATATTTCATATAAATACTCATCACTGGTATGGACGCGTTTTTTATCCATTTTACTAACATCATTAAGTTTAATATCTATAGATAGGGTTTCCAGTTGTTTATCAGAAAACTTCATTAGATACAGGAATACTTCTACCGTTTGTAATTCTTTTGGTAGGTTGCTATGACTACAAATACGCTTGGCGCGCCCAATAACCTGTGTAATTCTAACTGGATGCCAGTAAGGCTCTGTAACATGAACGAAACGCACATTCTTTAAACTAATACCCTCTGCACCCGATGAAGTAATCATTAAAACTTTAATGACTTCGCCACGGAAATTATTGGGCGAAATCAACTTAATCTGATTGACGATTTTAGCAGGGACAACTTTCCAATTGCTATTCAAAACATTTTTGATAATTTCTCTCTCCTCTGGTGTTTCGTCTCCACTGTAAGACGCATACATAGGTTTGCCTGAGTCTTCGGGTTTCATATTGAATGTGTATTCTCCATCGCTGTCTTTTGATAATTTGAATTCAGCAAAACCGTTTTCTTTCAATACGAGTTTGAAAATACCAACGCCCTCAAGTGTTTTGAACTGGGAATATACCAGATGAATACCAATATTAGCCTCATCAGTGATATTATTCAGCATAGTTAAAAATTTGGGACTGTATGTATTTAATGTATCAATAGACAAATATTTATCGGAATTCTTTTCAAGTTCAACCAGAGCGGTTTGAATTCTTTCCTGGTATGTAGAATCCTTCGTTTGCTCCATTTCCTGTTTAATATCACCCAAATCTTCTTGTTCGTACTGATTATCCATATCATCTACTTTCTGCTGTGCCTTTGTATCATCCATAATATCTTCATTTACATTCTCACTACCATCAACCGCATCAATTACACTCTCAATAGTGTCGCCATCGTTAGGCATGGGACGATTAATATCCGGCTTTGGAAATACAAAATTACAGAATGCACGAGAGAAAATACGATATGTAGAAACACCGTCACCATAAATATCGTCGGTTTTCTGTTTATTATTGGCGTTTTTGGCTTTCTTGGTTTTATTATTTTTTTCCACCTTACGCTCCTGTATTCTTGCCTCCTGGTATTGACCGAATTGAAAATCACTCATATCAATTTCAAGAACTTTAAGGTCATCGTCCTCGTATTTAGGCATCAGTTCTTCTTGTGCGCTTCTAAAGTAAGAGGTTAATCCAACGATACGCATTTTAAACATATCATTATTCTTCATTTTATTTTTAGAATCAATAAACATCTCCTTGAATTTTTCAAAATTGTCCGGAAGCGATTTATGGGGTGTAATAGTCATACCCTTACCCATAATTTCAATACCGTTGGCGTTTATAATCTCGTCCAGTTTGTTTTTGAATTCCGCAACAAGCATATTTTGGCTTGTAAATTCAAGTTTCTTTTTATCCGAGTTAGATGTTTTTACGAAACCAAGAGGATTTTTGGTAATTGTAAGATCTTTGGTTAATGGATTGTATTCAAGATTATCAATATGGTTTAAAATATTGTTCTTTTTGAATAAATCAAGTAGATAGTCCTCTGTAATATTTTTCCCGCTCTTCTGCTTACTTATTTTCAGAGAATATGTGTAGATATAACCCCTCAAGATATTGAATAAGATAGCAGATTCGTGTGGGTAATTAATGATGGGCGTACCAGTCAGCAGAACAATTTTACAATTTTCAGCCTCCATTAAGTATGTGTACATTTTCATAGATAGAGAGTTAGGTTTGTTGAGTTTATTCACAATTCTACTGATAAAATTGTGTGCCTCATCAATAATTATTACCTTATTGGAGAATGGATTAATGGTGAAGTTATTAGTTAGAGATGCGAGATGACTATTACGCAGACCATTATAGTTCATAAACTCGTATTTGTAATCAATCATAATATTAACCTGGTTGTTAATCTGCTGCTGTTTCTGGAAATCTAACGACTCATAATTGGGTTGTTTTTTAACATTAACGAACCAAGCACCACCATTCTTTTTAATAGTTTCCTCGGGCATTTTTAAAACATTGCTGAGAGATTTAACGGTGTCTGGCGAGCCAGTTGTATCAATAAATTCCCAATATTGATTCTTTTTGTATAAATAATCACCGCATTTTTTAAGTTCCTCAATATAATTGTTTCTTAGTGATGCTGGTGTCATAACAAGAACCTTGAGGTCGTTTTTAATACCCTCGGCAATAGCAATAGACGAGCAAGTTTTACCCGAACCTAAACCGTGGTAAAGTAATAGACCTCTGTAAGGTGTGTAGATATTGATGTAATCACGGACAATTTTCTGGTGAGTTAAAAGCGAGAATTCATTAGTGAGAGATTCATCGCAACTAATTACCGTTTTACCAGCCGCAATATCCTTCTCTTCCTGAAGTAGTTGCTCCTTGTATGGTAAGAACAGTTGATTGACGAAATTAATGAAAATCTCTCTGTTATATAAATAATAATCGGGTGCTTTAATTAAAACATTAGCACCCCGTTTATGTAGTCTGTCTTTCAGGCGTGTATCACCAATAACCTCTTCCGCATCAGGTTCAGTATCATGTATTGTTTTACCTTTTTTATTGTAATCGGTTTTCTTTGTAGATGTTACTTTGGGTTGTTCGCCCTTAGGTTTATTGGATTTGGTAGTCTTGGCTTTTGCGTATGCTCCAAAAGGTAATAATTTAATCAATTCATCCGTTTTTACAGCATCTTCAAATGTATCTGGTGTGGGTATATTTTGTTTTTGTGGTTTATTGACTGGTATATTTTGCTTAGGTGGCTCTTTGACGGTGACATTAACAGGTTGGTTTTGCTTGACCTGGGGCATTTTATTGCCCGATTGAACTCCAATTTTAGACTGTATCTTATTAAGAAATTCTTTTACATCAATAAGATTTTCGCCTGTTTTATCGATTACTGTCGGTAATTCTTGGTCTTGCTTTTTCTCAATAAAAAAATTAATGGGTTTAGCAACTTTTTTAGGAAGAGGCTTTACCCGAAGTATTTCTAATGTATCATCTGTATCCATATTGAATTATACAAATATATAATTATTAGTGTTTAATTAAATATAATTCCTAAATCAAAATTTATTGTTATTGTTATTTAATTCCTTAATTAGTTTAATAGCATTTTCACAGGCGGTTTAGCATTTTGCTCTAACTAAAAATGAAAAGCGGATTTATGGGATAAATCCGATTATAATTTTTATAAAAAAAATGAGTAAAGTAGAAATATGGAAACCAAGTAAGGGTTGAATTATATATATAATTCCTAAATCAAAATTTATTTTTATCATTATTGTTATTTAATTCCTTAATTAGTTTAATAGCATTTTCACAGGCGTTTTGCTCCGCCTTTTTTTTAATATTGTGAGATGCCTTTGTAATAAACACCAGCAGTTTAGGATTTTGCTCTACGAGGGTATGGATTTCTTTGAACGATTTCAAATCATCAAATAGTACTGCCTTCTTAATATCAGCCTTATGAATATTTTGCCCGAAACAGATATACAGCCCCATAATATATGTTTTATTATCAGTATCGTTGTCATTATGGT